TTCTGAAATCGTTACAACCGATGTACGAGATACGATTGAATACATTATGCCTAGTCTTATGCGTATCTTTACTACGCATAACAATACAGCAGAATTTGAACCTCAAGGCCCTGAAGATGTAGAGATGGCGCAACAAGCTACTGATTATGTTAATTATGTCTTTAATAAACAAAATAATGGTTTTAAAGTGCTATACGATGCCTTTAAAGATGCTTTAATTAGCAAAACAGGTATTATTAAGCACTATTGGGAAGAAAAAACAGAAGTTTCTACAGAAAACTATGAAAAATTAACAGATATTGAGTTTGAATCTATATTAACAAATGATGAGCTTGAGGTTTTAGAGCATACTCAAAACACTCTTAATGAAGCACAGGTTGATGATAATGGAAACCTCATCTCTCCAAAGATATCTGAACATGATGTAAAAGTTAAAAGAACAAAAAAAAATGGACAGGTTAAAGTAGTATCTGTTCCACCAGAAGAATTTCTAATATCAAGAAGATCTACTTCTATTGAAAATGCTAGTTTTGTATGTCATAGGGTTAAAAAATCTGTTAGCGATTTAATTTTAGAAGGATACTCTAAAAAATTAGTAGAAGAATTACCAACTTATACACAGAATAATGCAGAATATAACCAAGAAAGACTAGCAAGGTTTAGTTTTGATGAAGATACAGCTCCTGATGAAGAAGGTAAAGGGGCTAATAGGTCTGTTTGGATAGAAGAATGCTATATTCATGTTGATTATGATGGTGATGGTATAGCAGAACTAAGAAAAATTACTAAAGGCGGTAATATAATATTAGATAATGAGGAAATTGACTCAGTTCCTTTCTCAACTATTTGCCCTATCCCAATACCTCACAAGTTTCACGGCATGAGTATTGCTGACACAGTAGAAGATATACAGCTTATTAAATCTACTATTATGAGAAATCTTCTTGATAATATGTATTTAACTAACAACGCAAGATATGCGGTTCTTGCTGGTCAAGTAGAATTAGATGACCTATTGTCCTCTAAACCAGGTGGAATTGTTAGAATGAGAGCGCCAGGAGCGGTTACAGCTTTACCTACACCCCAAATACAACCTTATGCGTTCCAAATGGTTCAATACTTAGATGGCATTAGAGAAGAAAGATCAGGTGTATCTAAGATGACACAAGGATTAAACCCAGATGTATTAACATCTCATGTTACTTCAGGGGCAATATCAGCAGCAACAGAATCCTCTATGCAAAGGATTGAGTTAATTGCTCGTATATTTGCTGAAACAGGCATTAAAGATTTGTTTACAAGTATCTATGCTTTAATTCAAAGATACGAAGACAGAAAGAAAATGGCTTATCTTAATGGTAAGTTTGTACCCATAGATGTTTCTCGTTGGAAAGAAAAGTTAAACTGTACTGTTAATGTAGGAGTTGGTAGCGGTAGTCAAACTTCTAAAATGCAAACAATGTCAGGAATTATGAATATTGTTCAAACTTTAGTTCAAAATGGAGGAATGGGAACATTAGTTAACCCACAAAACATATATAACGCAGTTAGCGAGTTTATAACTCAATCTGGATATAAAAACCCTGATCGATTTATAACTGATCCTTCTACTGTTCAACCAAAACAAGAAGGACCATCAATGGATGATCAATTGGCAATGCAAAAAGCTCAATTAGAAGTGCAAAAACTACAAGTCCAGGCTCAAACAGCACAAGTAGATGCAAGTTTAAAAGAACAAGAGTTAGATATGAAGAAAAAAACAGCTTCTATAGACTTTGCAATTAAACAACAAGACTTAGAACTTAAAAAACAACAATTGGTATTGAATGAAGCAGAATTAAGATTAGAAGCTATTCAAGGAAGACCAGTTGGAATAGGACCAAAATAATGAAAACAACAGGATACGGAAAAACCCAAAGAAGAAAGCTTGTTTCTAAAGAAATAAAATATTGTACTAATAAAGGCACACAACACAAAAAGTGTGTAGCTATGGCGTTAAATATGTACCCTAAAAAAACTAAGTTGCCATTAGCATGAAAGATAACAGTGAATTAAATCTTGAAATAGAATTAATTAAAAAAGATATAAATGATATAAAAAACAATCACTTAGCACATATAGAAACAGATATGAGAGATGTTAAGATAGAAGTCTTTAGATTTAAGTATGCGATCTGGGGAGCTTTAGTTATATTTATATTAATGACAGACAAATTTACACAACTATTGAGGTTACTATAATGACAGGTAAAAATTTTAAAAAAAAGTATGGTGGTAGAGGAGGATATTAATGTTAACTAAAAAACAAAAGGAAACTCTTACTAAACACAAGGTTCATCATACTGCTAAACATATGGCAGAGATGAAAAAACTTATGAATGAAGGTAAAAGTTTTACCCAAGCACATAAGATTGCAATGCAAAAGGTAGGAGCATGATTGCAAAAAAAGGATTTCCTGAAAATAAAAAGAAAAAAACTTGATAGCAGAAAAAAAAGAACTTAATAATACAGAATTAGAGCAGTTAATGTTAAAACATCGTGTTTCTGTAAAAGAATTATCCTTGAAGACATCAATATCAAAAAACGATATTCGAGGGTATTTAACAGGCAAACGACCTATACCTACTTATGTAGTAGATAGAATTTGTCAAATAGGAGAAGACAATGGTAGACAAAGACAATCAAATTAAAGAAGGGCAAGATGCCGAAAGGTTACTTAAAGACCCTTTATTAATAAAATCTTATGAAGTAATCCAAAATGATATTTTTCAACAATGGATTAGAACAGAAATGGAAGAATCTGGTAAAAGAGAATCTTTATATTTCTCACTTCGTGGTGTACTCACAGCACAAAATGTACTTGTGAACACAATGGAGAATGGCAAGATAGTTGAACACGAATTGAAGGGAGGTAAATAATCATGGCAAAAGATGATATCCCTATACAAGATTCTAAGTTTGGTGGCACACCTATTACAGATGTGAGATCAGCTCAGGAAGCGCTTCAAGGTATGATGAACCCTCGTAAAGAGCAAGGTTCAGAAGACCAACAAGCAACAGAAACAACGGAAGAAGTTTCTGAACAGGACATGGAGTCCGAATCAGTTGACATACAAGAAAGTAATCCTGATGGATTAACTACTGATGACATTGGAGAAGAAGAAAACACTCAAGAAGAAATAGAGGAGCAACAGCGATATACTGTCAAAGCGGCAGGAAAAAAGCATGAGGTGACCCTTGAAGAACTAAAAAAAGGTTTTCAATTTGAAGCTGATTATACTCGTAAAAACGAAGAACTTGGAGAGGACAGAAGAAAAGTTAGTGAGGAGAAAAGAATGCTCTCTCAAGAACTTGAAGCTACTCAAAAAGCGAAGCAGCAATACTTATCCAGTCTTGAGGACATTGACCAAATAGTAGATAGTGATATAAAAGCATTCGAGTCTACAGATTGGGCAACACTTAAGATTGAAGACCCTGTACAATATTCTCTTAAAAGAGAAGAGTTTAGGGAATTACATGAAAGAAAAGCTAAAGTAGCTAATGAAAAACAAAAACACCAATACGAAGCAGCATTAAATGCGGAAAAAAAGGTTGAGGAAGTCAAAATAGAACAACAACAAATTGTTTCTGGAATGATTCCTAACTGGTCAGATCCTGTTGAAGGACCTAAGATTAAAAGCAGAATTAAAAACTTTGCAATAAAGTCTGGGTTTTCAGAACAAGATTTATCCCAATTAATTGATGCTCGTAGTGTTGATATTTTACACAAAGCTATGAAGTATGATGATCTGGTTAATAGCAAGATAAAAGGTAAAAAATTAAAAAATATACCTAAAGTTACTAGACCTGGTTCTCCAGCATCTAAAGGTGAAATCTCTGGTGATAAAGTTAAAGCACAAAGAGCAAGACTAAGGAAGTCAGGACATATCAATGATGCTTCAAGCCTTATTGAAAGTCTTATGACCAAATAGTCTAATACTATAACTTTTTTATAAAGGTAATCAAAAATGGCAATTTATACAAATGCGTATGAAACCTTCGATTCTGCTGACAGAAGAGAAGACTTGGCGAATGTTATTTATAACATCTCACCAACAGACACTCCATTTATGTCTTCTATTGGAACTGGTTCAGCTTCCTCTACACTACATGAATGGCAAACAGATGCGTTGGCGGCAGCAGCTACCAATGTTGTAATGGAGGGCGATAATGTTCCTTCAAGGGCTTTAGTAGCTACTTCTAAATTACTTAACTATTCTCAGATTTCTACGAAACCTGTTGTAGTTACTGGTACTCAAGAAGTAATTAACAAAGCTGGAATGACATCAGAGATGGCTTATCAAATAGCTAAAGCTGGTAAAGAACTAAAAAGAGATATGGAGTTTGACTTAACAGGTGTTAATGTTGCAACTGTTGGTTCATCAGGCACAGGTCGTAGACTTAGAGGATACGAAGCTTGGTGTGTTACTAACGACTCTCATGGAACTAACGGAGCTACAAATGGTTCGACTGGTGCAGTTACAGATGGAACTCAAAGAGTTTTAACTGAAGCATTAGTTAAATCAAGTCTTAAAGCTTGTTACGATGAAGGTGGTAATCCTGACCTATTGTTAGTTGGTTCATTCAACAAACAAAAAGTATCGGGTTTCACTGGAAACTCTACTCGTATGGACATGGCAGAAGATAAAAGCTTAGTTGCGACTATCGATGTTTATGTTTCTGACTTCGGTGAAGTTAGAGTAGTAGCTGATAGAATCTTGAGAAGTTCTGGAAGGACAACTATGATAGTGGACACAGAAATGTGGCATACTGCTATGTTAAGACCTTTCACAGTTCAAGACTTAGCAAAAACTGGTGACAGTGAAGTTAAACAATTAATAGTTGAGTATACTCTCGTTTCTAAAAACGAAAAAGCTTCAGCTAAAATTGCTGACTGCACAACAGCATAACTTAAACATTTCATAACCTCATAAGGTTATTGTCTAGGGGTAGGCTTGGTTTCCTACCCCACCCAGATACATTAATAATAACCTTGAAGAAAGTATCGCTTCGGAACGAGGTTATTAATATTGGAGAAATTTAATGAGAACATTAAATGATTATTTTTTAAAAGGCGAGATAGCTACACTTTCTACGGCTTCTAGTTCTTTTGTAGTTGTTCCAGATGGTGGAAGAATTATAAAGATCACAGCTATGGGTAGAGGAACTATTGCTACAGCACCTGCTGTATTATCTTTTGAGATTGGTGGCGTTGCAGTAACTGGTGGTGGGATTTCATTCACACATACTAGCTCAGTAAACGGAACTACTTTTTCATCTGAACCTACAGCATTAAATGTTGTTGAAGAAGGTGGAACAATCGAAATGATTACTAGTGGTGCATCTACAAATGCTGTACTAGCTGAAATAACATTTTGGATTAGGAGATAACAATGAGCAACTGGAGCTACGGACAACGAGTTATAAAGAATCACACGATTACTGTAACTCAAACAGGCACAAACAGAACAGATGCTTTTAGTGCAGGAGTTACTTATGTAAGAGTTACTTCTAGTGCTACAGAAGTATTTGTTGATTTTGGAAAAGCTAGTACATCGGCAGTAGCTACTGGCATACGCTTAGTCGCTAATGAACCTAAAGTGTTTAAGATAGACAATGCTGACAAGCTGTCTTGTATTGCAGCAGCAGGTTCACCGATAGTTTACATTGAGGAGCTTAGTGAGTAATGAGTAGAAGATTAGGAGATGGACAAACATTTCATTTTCATTCTGCTGATGGCACTGGAGCTATACAACATAAGTCGGAAGACTTAACTAAGTTACTTGACCAAAACAAAAGATTGCAACAGGAAGACCATCATATAAAAGATGAACTTCGATTATCTGCTAGGATTCCTGTTACAATTTATTATGAATGGAAGAACAAATTTGGTGTAGACTTATATGATAAGAATCATGCACCAGCAGTTAGGAAATTATTAAACAGTCCTGACTATAGATATTTAAAAACAACATCGAGGGTAATCTAATGCCAATGGAATTTAAAAGAAATAGAATGAAACAACAGACTCCAGAAGTTGCACTTAAAACTTGTTGGGATGGAAGTGTTATTCCTGAAAATCGAAC